GAGGACCATATTGCAGATGAAATCAGATATATGTGTAACAAGCTGCCGATTAAGCCGATAAAGAGTAAGCCGATTAAGGAACTTGCTGACGACCCACTTAATCAGCGTGGCGAATACAGAAGTAGTATGAACAACTACGGAATTAAGATTTATTAAGGAGCAGAAAAAATGAGTAAGTACAAAAATCCTATGGACGAAAAAAACAATAAGGTTTTGAAAGGAAAGCAGCAGGCAGACAAGCCTATAAATAAGGCTGACAGCTTTAATCAGGCAAATGGGCTTGAAGTGCACAAAAGCGGCAAGTCCGGCGGCGAGCGATTAAAGGTAATCGGTGTTGAAGAAATAATCAAAGCACGTGAAACGCTGCAGAAATACAAGCAACAAAAGCAGTCGCTTGAAAGCAGAGTTGTAAACAACGAAGAGTGGTGGAAAATTCACAACTGGGAGCAAATAAAGAAAAAGGACGCAGTAAAGGCAGATAGGGAAAATCCTAACGGTATTGAAACACCTTCTTCATCAGCGTGGCTGTTCAACTCAATTACTAATAAGATTGCCGATTTTTCGGACAACTATCCCGAAGCAAATATAAGGGCAAGGACAGGCGGCGACGTGCCCGAAGCGGAAAGACTTAAGAATGTTATTCCTATGATTTTGAAGCGAAATAAGTTTTATAAAACGTACATTGCAGATATATCCGAAAAAAGCAAGAGTGGTACCGGCATAACATACGTAGGTTGGAATCCGAAAAAGGACGGCATAGGCGACGTTGAAATTCAAAATATTAATATTCTTTCAATCTTTTGGCAGGGTGGTATAACGAATATTCAAAAAAGCCGAAATGTATTTACTGTTGAGCTTGTTGATACAGACCTACTGAAGAAGCAATATCCGAGTGAGGCTGAAAATATAACAAGCGACGGTGAAGTTGATTTAAAGCAGTATTTGTATGAGGACTATATCGATACGACTGATAAGAGCCTTGTTATTGATTGGTGGTATAAAAAGGACGGTAAGCTTCACTACTGCAAATTCGTTAATAATATTGTGCTGTTTGCAACCGAAAATGAGCCTGACGAATATCCGAACGGCTATTATGACGACGGTAATTATCCTTTTGTTTTTGATGTTATGTTTCCCATGCAGGGCACTATTGCAGGCTTCGGTTTTATTGACGTAGGCAAGCAACCGCAAGAGTACATTGACAAAATGGACGCAGGAATACTCCAAAATGTTTTGATGAACTCAACGCCACGCTATTTTGAAAGACAGGACAGTGAGATAAACGAGGAAGAGTTTCTCGATTGGACGCAACCTTTTGTTAAAACAAATACAAACCTCGGTCAAGATGATTTAAGGGAAATTAATGTTAGAGGACTTGACAGTGCAGTATTTACTCAGCGTGACAGCAAGATTAACGAGATTAAAGAAACAACGGCTAACCGTGATGTATCAACAGGCGGTACAACAAGTGGTGTTACTGCCGCAAGCGCTATTTCAGCGCTTATCGAAACAGGCTCGAAAGTAAGCAGAATGGCAATTAAGGGCACGTATGACGCTTTTGAAAATATAATCTACCTCATAATTGAGCGTATGAGACAGTTTTATGATTTGCCGAGATATGTAAGGATAACAGGTGACGACGGCACCGACGATTTTGATACATACGATAACAGCAATTTGAAATTGCAGGAAAGGCAGACGCTTCAAGGCGATACGGCACAATATCTGCCTGAGTTTGATATTGAGGTGGCGGCGCAAAAGGCTTCACCGTACAGCAAGGCAGCACAAAATGAACTTGCGCTGCAGCTTTACAGCGCAGGGTTCTTTAATCCGCAGAACACCGACCAATCACTTGCTTGCCTTAATATTATGGATTTCGACCACAAGAGCGACGTTATAAATCAAATTAAGAAAAACGGCACGTTGCTTGACGCATTACAGCAGGCACAAATGCAATTACAACAATTGCAGCAGGAAAACGAAAAGCTTAAGGTAATGTGCGATTTGAACATTGACAACAGCAACCTTACAGGAATGAAAGGAAAGCAGCAGGGCAACAGTCCTGATGTAGCGCAGGCTTCAACAAGCGGCAGCGCAAATATGGAAAGCACAAAGCCGGAGGGAATGCAAAGCGTAAGCACCGGCGACAAAGGCTCACTTGCCGAGCAGGCGGCGCAAAAGGCTAATGAATCGGCACAGCCGAGATAGGAGAGTAAAGAATAATGGTTGAGATTACATACAGTGAGACAAGAAACGGCTTTGAGCTAAAGGCTGAGGGACATTGCAGATATGCCGAAAAAGGCAAGGACATAGCTTGCGCCGGTGTTTCTACACTTATTGTTGCTCTTGCGAAAACGCTTGAAGAAAACGAAAACAAATTGAAAATACCGGCACTTATTATTGTTGAGGACGGATATGCGCTTATATGTGCTTATCCAAAAAAGCGATATTATAAAGAAATTGCAAGCACTTTTGAAACGGTAAAGCAGGGTGTTAGCTGGCTTTCGGAAGAGTTTGAAAAAAATGTAAAAAAGTTATTTTGAGGGTGTGACATTGAAATAAGGCCCTTAGGTATAATGAGGATAAAGAGCCGTGGGCTTAACCCACAGATTACAGATTCGCTGACTTAATCAGCAGGGAGCATTATTATGCAGAAATATCATATTCAGTTATTTGCCGACGGTGCGGCTACTGCAGGAGCTGACGGAGTAGGTACAACGGCTGAGGGTACGGTTGATACCAATGTTGACGGTGCGACAGGCACACAAGACGCTAAGGAAGAAAGCTTTGACGATTTAATCAAGGGCAGATACAAGCAAGATTATCAAGCTAAATTTGATAAGGCGCTTAACAAGCGTATGAGCAAAGCAAATGCGCAAATTCAAGAGGGTATAGATTTCAGAAACAAGCTTACCCCGGCACTTGAAAAATTCGCCGCTAAATACGGAATTAAAGATTCGACGGATATTGATTCGATTGTATCGGCTATCGACAACGACAATTCAATTTATGAAGAAATCGCAACCGAGAGAGGCGTTACGGTTGAGCAGGCTAAGGAGCTTATGCAGGCTGAGAGAATCATCAGGCAAGATGAAATCAGACAGCAGCAGGACGCTCAAAGAGCAGCTTTTCAGAATCAATATAACGCTTGGGTTAATGAAGCTGAAGCTCTTAAGGAATATTATCCAAATTTCGATTTTGAGCAGGAAAGCAGCAATGATGAATTTCGTAATTGGCTTAACAAAGGTATGAGCGTTAAGGACGCTTATGAGTTCGTTCACAGAGAAGAACTTAAGGGCGCTGCTATGGGCTACGCATACAATCAAAGCCGACAGGATATCGCCGACACAATGAGGGCTAATGCTAACCGTCCGATTGAAAACGGAACGTCACAGCAGCAGGCCACTAATTACAGCGGAATGTCTTTTGATAAGTTAAATCAAAAGCAAATCAAAGAATTAATGAACGCTGCAAGTATGGGCGAAATAATTGACGAAAATAATTTTATGAAATATTTGTCAAAATAATATGTAATTCGCTCTTACTTTCAGCAGAAAGGGAGCATTATGAATATTATTAAATCATTAAAAAGCGCAAGTATCAGCGCAAAGAAATACAGCGCACAGCTTTTTGCCGACGCTGTACTTAACACAACCAGCGACAGCGATTTGTCACCGGGTATGAAAATCTTTTATGACACAGCTTTACTCCAAAATGTGGGTAGTCAAACATATTTTGCACAGTTTGGCAAACAGCAGCCATTGCCAAAGCACAGAGGTAAGAAGGTAGAGTGGCGTAAATGGAATACATTTACCGTTTCAACTGTTCCGCTTCAGGAAGGTATTACACCTACAGGTGACAAGCTCGGACAGACAAGCATTGAAGCGGAAATTAATCAGTATGGCCGTTATGCTTATGTAACAGATGTACTTAGTCTTACACACCTTGATGATGTAATCGGCGGCGCTACAGAATTATTTGGCGACCTTGCGGCACAGACAATGGATATCGTCACACGTAACTCTGTTATGACTGAGGCTGTTAAGAATGTACTTTTCCCACGTAAGAGCGACGGCACGGCAGTTGCTTCACGTGATAAGCTTGATAAAACTTGTCAGCTCACACCGAGAGTTATCAATAAAGC